GTCGACAAAATCGACAACGTCACGGGGGGGAGTGAGGTTCATCCGGAAAGGATGGACTGCTCTCTCCTTGATCGATGAGATCATGGGCAGTCGAAGCCTAGGAGATCACCTAGGCCAGGAACTGACGTGGGTTCCCGAGAGTGGACCACTCGCTGGTTGTTTAACTTGCGAGATCGGCGAACTCTTCGGGGCTACCCGCGTCGGACCCATTTGCATCAAAAAGCGCGACTCTACGTCGGGCCGTCAGACTGTGCGTTTCACGTACGGTCTTCGGTGGCCTGGCATTGACGGCTATGTCGTTGATGCTGCGCTGGCCCTGACAAGGGCCTCTTTGGAGGTGCTCTACGACTTCTTCGGAACGAAGATACTTCGGACCTCCTTCTCATCACAACTATCTGCCTTTCGGCAAATGCTGCGATGGCCACTTGGCGACTTCGTTCGAAACGCCAAGTTTTGGACTGCGGCTCCTATGGCACTGTTCCTTCGGAACGAGCTTCCTAAGCTGCCGTCCACGACCTACCACTCAAAGTGGTTGGGTCACGGTGACTTGACCGCCGGTCAAGTCCTCCTTTTCTCAGGCCCCGTGAGAAAACTGTTGAAGAATCGGCTCACGACCCCTTCGATGAAGAATGCCCGTTTGTTCCAGGGTTTCCTTCAGGGTGTCAAGCGGGGAGCAATCCCCGTTCCTGAGTCGTTCGTGAATGAGGCTTTGGACAAGCACAAGTCCGCCCTCACCCGCGAGCGCGAAGTGGATCTCCTTAAGCAGGATGCTCTTGAGATTCTCTTCGACCGCTTCTTTGCCGCCATGCCGATCGCGAAGCCTAAGCTTCACGACGCTTCAACGGCCGCCGCTTTCCCTGTCCTCAGATCTGAGGGTGGGGCGAGAGAGTACCTCCGTCTTCGGAAGGAGGTCGGTGGAGACCCTACGGGTCGCCGTCGAGGTATGCTCCGTCCTGTCTTCGTTCCGGCTGATGCAGATCTGCTTCAGATGTACGAGGAGAGGCCTGGAGTGGTCGTGGAAGTTCGTGGCCGTTCGGGCTGGACTGACATCGATGAACTGAAGCTCGAGGCTAATCGCCTTGACAATCCGTTCACTGGTGATCCGGTTCAGCGGGATGCGGTGAGTCACTCCCTTTTGGGTGCTCCCTTCAGCAAGCTCCCCATGCCCGTGGAGGTCCATCCAGTTCTAGAACCGTTGAAAGTGAGACTGATTACGAAGGGTGAACCCCTCCGTTACTAGTACTCACGGTACTATCAACGGCATCTCTGGGACTACCTCCAGCAGTTCCCCCAATTCGCCCTAACGGGGCGTCCTCTGAGAGATGAGGACTTCTATGACCTCCTGTCTCGGGAGAAGTCACTTGGCCTTGTCATGACGGACTGGGTGTCCGGAGATTACTCGGCTGCAACGGACAACTTGAAGATTCAATACACCAAGGGTGCCTTTGAGTCTTCTCTCCTTCGCTCTTCGCGGAAGGGAGCGTTGTCCCCCATGGACCAGGATCTGCTTCGTGATGTGCTTTATGAACAGACCCTAGTCTATCGTAAGAAGGTCCCCGATGGAAAGTTTGGATACCAGATTGAACAGACCCATGCCGTCCAGGCAACGGGTCAGCTCATGGGCTCCACCCTCTCCTTCCCAATCCTCTGCACAGTGAATCTGTGTTGTTATTGGGCGGCTATGGAGGAGTTCCTTAAAAAAGAACTCCAGCCGCGGGACCTCCCTGTCTTGGTGAACGGGGACGATATCCTCTTCCGCTCTAGTCCCAGATTTTATAAGATCTGGCTCAAGTGGATAGAGGAGGTGGGTTTCGAGCTGAGTGTGGGGAAGAACTACGTTCATCCGCGGTTCTTCACGGTCAATTCAGTGCTCCATGCGTGGGATCACGGGAAGCCTCGGCTTATCCCATATCTCAACGCAGGTCTGTTGACTGGAGTCTCCAAACTTTCTGGTAGGGAGGCTCAGCGGACGGTCCCGATCTGGGACTTCTACAACGCGGTCGTGCCGATGGCATCCGACCCCGTCCGTGCCCACAAACGATTCCTTCACTATCATCGTGATAATGTGAAGGCTTTCACCCAGGATGGCGAGTATTCGCTCTTCCTCGACCCAAAGTTCGGTGGTCTTGGCTTCCAGCTGCCTGCAGCTTTGCGAAGCTCTATCAAGTTCACCGGGTTCCAACGGAAGTTTGGGACCTTTCTCAGGGGTCTGGCTCTCCAGCCATTCGACGGTCAGTTTTCTGAACTGAAACCGTTCCGAGGAATCGTCGTGGCGAAACGGCCTTCAGCCGTCCAACGCCGAAAGTACCACTACTCACATTTTCTTGCTCACCGGCCGTTCTGGCCTTTGAACTTCGATGAACGTGAGGTTCTCCGAACTGAGGCTGCTCTTCGCAACGCTCAGATGACAAGCACACTGGTTGATCCTGACCGGCCGGTCGTCGAGATTCGACGCCCGGATAGACAAGTCCTTCGGGACTTCCGGCTCTCTGACCAGAAATGTGCGAAGCTGCACGATCTCCTTCAGGATGAGATTGTGTATGTCGAGAAGGCCCCTTGGCTGTCTTCTCCGGAGTACCTTCGTGGTCTTCACCTTTCTGACGAGGTCATCAAGGTGATGACTGCCGCGGCCATCGAGCCGACGACAGTTTGAGACAGTTCCCCTGGTAAACCCAGGTGGGAACCTACGTCCCAGCTACTCGATCCAAGCTGAAACGGAACCCAGATAGCGGCCTGCGGGTCGCTTGCGGGGGAAGGCAGATTTGGGTGGTTTAGCTTCTTCATAGGAACCTGCTGGTAGGCGAACAGTGTCCCTTACTTACCCGTCGGCCCCTTTGTGTTCTGACCTGGGCAGGTCGTTAAAAGGCTTATGGGGTCTCACGCTGTAATAGCCCAAAACGGTGCATCCACTAGGACCTGGCGATCATCGCCGGTTATCCGACAGTGGTGCTCAATAATTCCGTGCTATACAGAATGCCGAGAGACTACACGGCGCTTCCTCCTTCAGAGGTCACCCGCGTTTAAGTTCGAAGATGTCTTGGTATGCAACTGCTTAGTCAGTTTTCCTCAAGTAACACCCGAGCGCGCGACACCCCCTCGACTGGAGGTTAGCATGAGATGTATAGTCCCTGGTTCGCTCCCCAGGGATCCCATGTATCAGAGCAAGACGAGGCAGAGGGCCCTCCATTCCAAGCCCCTCAAAGTGAAGATGGCACCGGTCGCCGTCGGGAAGGTGATCCGTCAGAAGGCGGTCCAAATTTCCAGCAGGCAGGACTATGTTTCCATCCGTCGTCGTGAACTGGTTGAAACCGTATCGAACGGTACCAGTGTGAGTGGGTTCGTTCTGAACGCACACTCACAGTCGGTCCCGGGTTATGATCTGTCGATCACAACCGGGATGTTGTTCCCCTGGGGCTCTATCGTCGGCTCCGCTTACGAGAAGTTTCGCTTCCGTAAACTAGAGTTTGAACTGGTCCCTTCTCAGGCAACAACCACCCCCGGCCGTGTGTACATGGCCGTCGATCCGGATTGGTCAGATGATCCTCCGGACACCAAGCAGCGTGTCATGGGATACACTTGCAGCGTCAACGCTCCTGTCTGGGAGCCGGTGAAACTGTCAGTTCCTATCCACATGATTAACACGTCGGTTGAATGGAGATTTTGTTCTCCTTCAACGAAGACAACCGAATTGGAGCCCCGCATGGCTTATGCTGGGTATCTGATGGTTGGCTTCGACACGACGACCGCCAACTGTCTTTGGGACCTTTGGGTAGACTATGAAGTCGATCTCCAGTCCCCTACTGCCGAAGCGATCGGACCCAGTTCTTTGACTGTGGTCACTGGTCCCTTCGTCTTTGAGGGAACTTCAAGCGACAAGTATTTCTGCCCGAAGATCAAGACAGGTGCGGGTGCAAGCGCTGCAAACGCTCCTCTAACTGTTCTTCCTCCCGGCCAAGCCGGTGTTGGACCCACCTTCAACGGTTCCCCTGTCGATGGAGTGATCAAACTCCCGACTGATGGACCCCTGGGTGGGGCTGTGGAGTTCTACAACTACCTCAGCAAAGCAGCCACAACTCCGGCTGATTTCATCAACGGAGGCCTCCTCGCGGATGGGGCTATTGTGGATTGGAGGGGCGCGGTGTTGGGAATGATTTCGTCCAGTTGGGGGAATGAGACCTACACAGGTCCCAAACTCATAACTGGTCTAACCACCCCAGGTGCAGACGTGGCGGCGGGCTGGAGTATCCCAGTGAAGAAGATCACCTG